CGTCCGAGGCTGTTACAGTATCCCAAGCAGGAGCAGCACCGTTAGTGCCATCACCCGTCATACGTAAAAACTTTTTAGTGGTAGTTGTATTAGGTGACAACAATGTAGTAGTATCTGTATTACTTTGATACGGAACACTACCTAACAGTGTACTATTATTTCCGCCTGCTATGTTAGTTACAGGTGGAATATCAGCTGCTAATAAAGCTCTAAAACTAGCTGTACCGGCTGTTCCATTTGGAGCAGCATAAACATAATTTGCTGTTTGTGATCCACTTAATCCAGCAGCAGTTCCTGAAGTGTTTTGATTTAATGTTGGTATATCGCCTGCTACAATTGCTCTCCAAGACGCAGTAGCAGCCGGTCCTGTTGTTGGGCCAGCGTAAAAATAGTTAGCAACTTGACTACCACTTAGTCCCGAAGCAGTGCCTGTGGTATTTTGATTTAGTGTTGGAATATCACCTGCTACTATAGTATCCCATGCTGGTGCCGCGCCATTGGTTCCATCACCAGTCATACGTAAGAATTTTTTAGTAATTGTAGTATTTGGTGATAATAGTGTAGTAGTATCTGTATTACTTTGGTAAGGCATACTACCTAACAGTGTACTTGAATTTCCTCCTACTAAACTACTAGCTGTAGTAGCAGTTCCTGCACTAGTAGCACTACCTGCTGTGGTTGCTGTTCCAGCGTTGCCGTCGATACTCACACCTGTTAGTGTTTGAGCACCAGATATTCTGTCAAGTCCAATAGCAGTAGTTCCTATATAAACTGTTGAATTAGTCAAAACACTGCTAGGAATCGTGCCGGATAGATTAGAAGCAGATAACCCTCCGCTAAAACTACCTGCTGTAAGCACATTTGTAGACGGATTATAACTGATATCCGAATCAGCATAAACTACTTGATTACCCGAAGTACCGGCAGTAAAAATCAAATATCTACTAGTATTTGTAGAATCTGGGTTAGCTGATACATTACCCGCTGCAGCGCCAGCATCTATAGTAATAGTATCACTTCCTGCGTCAGCTGTGAATACAATATTAATACCTGCTTGTAAAGTAAGTGTATCACCCACTTGTTCAGCAGAAACTGTAGTGCCACCTATGGTAACGTTTCTAAAAGCATCATTTACGGCAACCGGTTGTAGAGGCATAATCAGTCCTTATTGTTGTATTTATTAAGACTCTTTTATCGGCTAAATACACAAAAGAGAGTATTTCTATGGCCATAAACATTTACGAACCAATGAGATTTAGTAGTCAAGGAATCGACGACCTTGCTACCCAACCGTCCTTAACCGTAACAAACGGTAGAATTACAGTCGATACTATAGAACCAAAAAAAGAAATAATCTTTGCTGCTAATAATTTAAGTGAAGTAGAGGGCAAAGGAATCAAATGGAGTGACGGAAGAAAAACTAAAAATTTCATTTTCAAAAATGGAATGATTGGTAGCGATTTATCTATCAACTTATCCGAAGATAAAGACTTTCAAATTAACGATACTAGTGTTTTAAATTTTACAGAATTGGGTAACACTGTTACTAAGAGTAATTTAAAACAATTAGGAACACTTAAAAATCTCAGAGTATCTGGTAGTGCCGAACTAGGAGATTTTGTATTTGTTAACAGCGATCTTAACAGAGTAGGTATTAATACTGAATCGCCACGTAGTGCTCTGACAATTAAAGAGAACAATGTAGAATTTGGTATCGGATCTCTTAAAAATAAAACAGCCAGCATAGGTACTTTTACTAACGATGCTGTTGAAATTTTTGCTGATAGTGTACCAAGAATAACCATTAATACTAATGGCGAAATTAAAATACACGGTAAATTAATCGTAGATGATCTTGTTACTGAACGTACACCGTGGATGCTGTTTAAAGAAACTAAAGATTCAACTAATTATGGCAAAGGAATTATCTGGGCACCTTTATCTGGAATCAGTAAACAATTATGTTTACAAGCTGGTCCGGATAGAATTCACTCAACAGAAATATTTGATTTAGCCAAAGATAAGTTTTATAGTATCGAAAACATTTCAGTACTGAGTTTAACTAAACTAGGTCAAACAGTTACAGACAGTAACCTGACCAGTGTTGGTGTTCTACGAGAACTACAAGTAGGCGGTAATGCTGCTATTGCTAAAACACTTTCTACTTCAGAACTAGACGTAGGTAGAATGAGTCTAAGTAACAACCTTATCAAAGTAAGAGATACATTTAACATTACTAGAGATGAAAATATCGATTTTACAATCAGCAGTAATATTACAATAGGTAATCCTAACAATACTTCGAGAGCAGTAACAGTATATGGTAATCTAGCAGTTGGTGTAACTAACCCTGATCCAGATGTGTCATTAACTGTAAATGGTCCTGTTGTATTAGATAATAAAAAGTTTTTAGTAAGTTCACGTGCTCCTATATCAGGGCAATTTAATAAAGGAGACATTGTCTGGAACAATGATCCTAAAGCAACAGACTACATAGGATGGGTCTGTGTAGCTTCCGGAACTCCAGGTGCTTGGTTACCTTTTGGTGTAATCGCTCGTCAATAAATTGAATATTTGGGTAATAGGAAATGGGCAAAGTAGGGAACACTTTGCCCTTAATCAATTAAACTCGTTCACCATCGGCTGTAACGCAGTACACAGAGATTTCACCTGTAATGAATATGTGGCAGTGGATCGTCGAATGGTAGACGAAATACTACGTAATGAAAAAAATAAAGGCTTGCCAATTTATACACGAGATGATTGGATAGACAGCTATAAAAAGCGTAGTCAAGTTAAGGCATTACCAGAACTGCCTTTTACTGGTCTAAATAAAAGTGATCAACCTTTTCATTGGAACAGCGGGCCATATGCTGTACTAGTAGCAGCTCTTAAAAATCCAAACATAATATATCTTCTTGGATTTGATTTATGGAGTAAAACTAGTTTTGTAAACAATGTATACAAAGGCACGCCTAATTATGCCGGAGCACACGATAGAAGAGTGACTCCAGATTTTTGGATCTATCAATTAGGCAGACTGTTTGATCATTTCTCTGATATCGAATTTATTCAAAAACAACCCGCAGAATGGCGAACTCCAGAACCGTGGAAGAAGATTAAAAACTTGACAATAGAAAAATTATAAGTATAATAACATCAAACAGCGGCCTTCCTGGCTCTTCATCCCGCTTTACAAATTCTGCAGGCCTATGTTAATATTAATATAGGAGAATAACATGTCTTACCCAACAAGAGTTTACAAATATACAAGTACAAAAGAGTATCACGATAGTTTTCCATGCGCATATCGTCAATGGCGTGCCGACAGTCATTGCAACTTAATCCATGGATATAGCTTTTCGATGAAGTTCTATTTTGGTACAGATGATCTAGATGTGCGTAATTGGGCAGCTGATTACGGCGGCCTAAAAGAACTAAAGAAGATTCTAGAAGATCAATTCGATCACACTTTAATTGTAGCACAAGATGATCCAGAAATGGCAACATTTAAATTACTACAAGAAAAGAAGATGGCTAAAATAGTTGTACTACCTAGGTTAGGCTGTGAAGGTCTAGCCGACCAGCTATACAAATTTGTTAACGGTGTCTATATTCCGGACATGTGGGGACCAAGTGAAGCAGAACGTCTTTGGTGCTATCGAGTAGAAGTTAGAGAAACACAAAGCAATATGGCTTTTAGAGAAGGCCATCGTGAATGGAATGAGGACTTATTTGCGTGATTACGATTAACAACTTTAAAATAGGTAAAGGCCAACCATTAACTGTTATTGCTGGCCCATGTCAAATTGAATCGCTACAACATGCCTTAATGATAGCCGAAACTGTAAAAGAAATTACAGATAAGCTAGGTATGAACTTTATCTATAAAAGTAGTTTTGATAAAGCTAACCGTACCAGCATTAGCACTAAGCGTGGGCCAGGTATTAAAGAAGGGCTCGATGTAATGTTTGGTGTGAAACAAAATTTAAATGTGGCTACACTTACAGACATTCATCATCCTGAACAAGCTAGACTTTGTAAAGAAGCAAACATCGATGTTCTACAAATCCCAGCTTTTCTTTCAAGACAAACAGACTTATTATTAGCAGCAGGAGAATCAGGACTAGCTGTTAATATTAAGAAAGGCCAATTTATGGCACCTGGTGATGCGGCTAGAGCAGCAGAAAAAGTCGCTAGTACTGGTAACAATCGTATTATGTTATGTGAAAGAGGAGTAACACATGGATACAATAATCTTGTGGTGGACATGCGTAGTCTACCTATTATGGAACGTTCTGGTTATCCCGTGGTCTTTGATTGTACACACAGTGTACAACAACCTGGAGGCATGGGAACAAGCTCAGGCGGAGATAGATCAATGGTCCCATACTTGGCGCGGGCGGCAGTAGCCACTGGGTCAGTTAATGCGGTGTTTATCGAAACACATGAAGATCCGGATCGTGCTCCTAGTGACGGACCTAATATGATTCCACTAAATGAACTAAGCAGTTTATTAATAGGTATTAAAAAGGTATATGAGGCGGTAAATGGATAAATGGATAGTTTGTCTAAAACACGGAAACAAATACAGCAGTTCATATGTTAACAAATTGTATAATATGGTTCGAAGGCACAGCACTGTGCCTTTTGGATTTGCTTGTATAACAGAAGACGCTAGTCATCTTAATCAAGATATAAAAATTATACCTATACCTAAATATCCAGGACTACAAGGATGGTGGTATAAACCGTGGGTGTTTAGTTCCGAACTACCATTAGAAGGCACAATAATTTTTCTAGATTTAGACATTGTTATCATAGATAATATTGATAGCCTTTGGACATACAATCCTGGTAGATTTTGTATAATCAGAGATTTCAACAGAAGCAGTATTAGAGATTGGAGCAAATTTAACAGCAGTATTTTTAAATTTGAAAAAGGAAATTTCCAATTTGTCTGGGATAATTTAATTAAGGATATTACCGTTACTCGTAAGATGCACGGAGATCAAGATTGGATTTACAGTCAAATAAGAAACAACTATCAGTTTTGGCCCGATGAATGGATACAGAGTTACAAGTGGGAAATTAGAAATAGAAATGATGTGATCAAAGTAGGACTGAAAAGACAATTCAAAGAAGTTGCCAATCCAAAAGTTGATCCCAGAACTAAAATTTTAGTATTTCACGGAGATCCAAAACCTGACGAAGTAAAAGATCCGATTATTGTTGACAACTGGCAGTAATTACTGTATACTATACGTATGAATAAACGTATAGGTTTTGCCTGTAAATGGATCGATTATGCTCATCAAGTAGATGGTATCAAGCCGAAAGATGATTGTAAAAAATATAACACCGGTACAACTACTGTGGCCTGGCTTAACAGGCAATCAAAAGATGTAGCAGAACAAAAACTATGGGACCTTATGGTCCAAAATATTGAAGCAACTAGATTACTCGTTGAACGGGTGGGAGATTTAAATGAACGACTTAGAATGGTTCGTATCAGTTCTGACATTTTACCAGTATACACTGAGCGGACTTGGAGTTATTTTTGGCGTCACAGTGACGTTAGGGCTTACTGTGAACAACAGTTTAGCAAAGTGGGTGAGTTGGCTCGTAGCCGTGACGTGCGTCTATCTTTTCATCCAGGCCAATTTTGCGTTTTGGCAAGCGACAATCCAGATATTGTCACCCGCAGTATTGACGAGTTCGAGTACCATGTAGATATGGCTCGTTGGATGGGCTATGGTAAGACATTCCAAGACTTTAAAATTAATGTACACATAGCCGGAAGAGCTGGAACTGATGGCCTTCGTGCTGCCTATCAGCGTCTTAGTACCGAAGCACGTAACACACTCACAATTGAGAATGAAGAAATAAGTTATGGACTTGACGACTGCTTACGTATTAGCGACTTTGTGCCTATTGTTATGGACATACACCACCACTGGATCCGTGAAGGAGAGTATATCCAACCTGATGACCATAGGGTTAAACGTGTTATTGACAGTTGGCGCGGGCTGCGTCCTGTCTGTCATTATAGTGTTAGCCGCGAGGATGTACTTGTTGAGCATTCTGTAGATACATTACCGGATCATAAATTGCTTTTAGAATCTGGGCATAAAAAACAAAAACTTCGTGCCCATAGTAATTTTTACTGGAATGATGCTGTTAATGACTGGGCACTAACATTCAATGAACAATTCGATATTATGTGTGAAAGCAAGGCCAAGAACTTGGCTAGTTTTAAATTATACGAACGTAGTTTGATAAAATAAAAGGGCTCCTAAGAGCCCTTTTTTATTCTGCCTTAGGTTTACGGCCTCGAGGCTTTTTGACTTTTTCAACTACTTCATCTGTGACTTCTTTAGCTTTTTTCTTAGTCTTTTTGACTGCTTCTTTTACATCTTCCAAGTTTACTTTTCCGTCACCGTTGACATCTAAAGCATTGGTTAACGTTGGCATTACAGGAATGCTTTCATGACCGATACCGTCAGGTTTGGTGGTTTTTGGATTTTCAACTTTGTAAGGTGCTTGTGTAGCAGCATCTAATGGATGGCCGCCGTCTGCTTTTTCTTGGTTAAGCACACGATACCCAACATAGACTATAACAGCTAAAGCTATGATAGCAATAATAATTTCCATACGGATCTCCTTGTTGGATATTTATCGAGCAAATATATTTAAAAACGATTTATTGGCAAAGTGCTGCTAGCAGGCATATCCCAGATTTTTTTCCTCTCCACACCCTTACGTTGAGCAAACTTTTTGCTGTCGCAATCAGCACAGCAATGAAAATAGTTATTACTTAACCTTTTTGGATCCATGGATCCTTTAAGTCTTTTGAATTCGATTCCGCAATTGTCGCAACGAAACACAATCCAAGTCCTAGTTCTATGATAAGTGTGTTCTATTCCTAACTTGCTTAATCTAATATACTCAACTTTTTCTACTAAAGATGTTATGTACATACAAGTATTTACATTAAGGTTACAAAAATATCTAATAAATACGTTATCAAAGAGGAATTTATGCTAGACATTACGGAAAACGCCGCCCTTAAAATTAAAGAAGTAATACAAGAAGAAAACAATCTTGACCTTAAATTAAGAATATTTGTTCAGGGTGGTGGTTGTAGTGGATTTCAATACGGCTTTACGCTAGATGAACTACAAAATGATGACGACTTTTGTATAACAGCACATGGTATTTCGGTACTAGTAGATAGTATGAGTGCTCAATACTTACAAGGTGCTGAAATTAATTACGTTGACGACATTTCTGGTAGTCAATTTACAATAAAAAATCCCAATGCTGAAACTACTTGCGGATGCGGATCCAGTTTCAGTGCTAGCAGTCATTACGATTACGACGAGGTTTAAACATGGCAAGACAAGTTATTGATATTGGTACAGTTGGCAACGACGGTACTGGCGATAGTATTAGAGAAAGTTTTAGAAAAATTAATGAAAACTTCAGAGATCTCTATGCTGTATTTGGAGAAGGCGGCCAAATTAGAACTACTGATTTAGACGACTGGCCTGACCTTTATGCTCCTAATCAGATTTTCGTAGCTAACGATTTTGGCGACAATATTCTTGCTAAAAATTTAGCTGCCGGTGAAGGTATTGCTATAACTCAAACTAGTTCAACTGTGACTATTGCCAGTACAGCAGCCAGTGTGGAATCGG